ACCCTGGTATTTTGATTACCAGGGTTGGGCAACGAGGCCCCCACATGCGTAGCCTGACTACAAGGTACATCAGCCTTGACACCTGGTGGGAGTGTGCATTGCCATGTTTATTATTTTGCTCGGTTCGTCTATCGGTTTAGGACGCTAGCCTTTCACGCTGGAAAGACGGGTTCGATTCCCGTACCGAGTACCAATTTAGATGGGGGAGTGGCGTCAATCCGCCTACTCTTAAACGACAGCAGATGGCGCCCCTTAGCAGTTTTTTGGATGCTAACAGCAACTTTATACATTTGACTTTTAATCAAAACCGTAAAAATGCATCCAGTTATTCCCTGGTGAGGATAGTGTAATGGTTTAGCACGACTGTCTGTGAAACAGTTAGACAGGGTTCGAATCCCGTCCATCACCCCAAATATTGATCTATATAATCAAGCCATGGTTTACAGTGTGCAATTGACATAGCGAACCACATTAAAGCCATTTCATATGATTGGCTACCGCACATGGGTAGATTGAAATAAAACAGATTAAAAAACCCCATTGTCATAAACAATGGAGTGGGGAAAAGAATGATAAATCTTTTTATATGAGACATTATATATTTATGTCGCTTTGGTGAAGGTGGTCCTCACGCTGGTCTGAAGAACCAGAGAACTCTGATCGTAACAGAGAGGCGGCACCAAGTTTTGTCAAGTGTGCGAGATGGGTGAAAGCCAGAGCCTCGAAATTCTGGTGAGTTGGGCCTAATTAGCCTAGTAGCAAACAAGTAACCCTATCACTCGCGGACCCCAAGAGTGGCAACACTCATAACCAGAGGGCCCATAATTTCTGGATAATGCTGATGATGTTGTGGCATCAGGCACTTGACAAATTCATTATAATGGGACGTTAGCTCAGTTGGTAGAGCAAGGTGCTTTTAACTCCGAGGTCACTGGTTCAAACCCAGTACGTCCTACCATTTTTATGTATCGCTAGCTCAATTGGCAGAGTTCTGGTCTCCAAAACCAGCGGTTCGGGGTTCGAATCCCTGGCGGTACGCCAAACATAAGGAATCAACATGATTAAAGTCAATGACACTGTAACAGTACTAGATGAGAACGGCCAACCCTATCGCCGCAATGTGTCCTCACGGGGTCGAGTTGTGGCTGTGTCAGGCGATCAAGTTCAAGTCAGAATGTTCCTGCCTCGTAGTCCGGAATATTTTCCCTTGACATTCCCGGCAGATCGTGTTAAGATTGTGAATTGAATTTGGAGAGTTGGCAGAGTGGCTGAATGCGGCAGACTGTAAATCTGTTCCCCCTGGGCACGGTGGTTCGAATCCATCACTCTCCACCAAATTACTGGAGCGTTGACCGAGAGGCCGAAGGTACTCCCCTGCTAAGGGAGCATCGGTGCAAAACACTGATCGTTGGTTCGAATCCAACACGCTCCGCCAGTTATCTTTCGTCTATCATGTGCCGGATCATGAGTTGTATTCTGGGATCCTGTTGCATGAGTTGAACCAGCAACCCTGTTAGAAAGCCTCGTTCGTAGGCCAGTTGTTCATGGCCATAATAGTCATGACTACGGGCTTTTAGTAACCTTTCTATGAGTTCAAGACAACGTTCTTGGTCCATGTAGTATTTATTGAGCATCGGTGGCGGAGCGGCCCAACGCACCGGATTGCAAATCCGTAAAACCGCAGGTTCAAATCCTGCCCGATGCTCAATAAGTACAGGTCTCAAAGTGTTCATGGACGCACATCAGCCTGTCACGCTGAAAGAAGGGGATCGTTACCCCTTGGGACCGCCATAAATAAATTTAAAATTTCACTTGACGATAGCATTAAATAAGATATAATAAACAAATGCGGGTATGATGTAAAGGTAACCTGAATCCTTGCCAAGGATTATTTGCGAGTTCGATTCTCGCTACCCGCTCCAAAATACCGGATTCTTAGCTCAGTTGGTAGAGCGGCGCCCTTACAAGGCGTAGGTCGGCGGTTCGAACCCGTCAGGATCCACCAAACAACTTGATTCGCCATCACACACGGCGTATAATAGGCCAAGTAGTGTGTGACAAATTTTATGGGCTGTTAGTTAAATGGGATAACGGTAGCTTTGCAAGCTTCAATTGGGAGTTCGATTCTCCCACGGTCCACCAGGGGTATGCGGATGTGATGTAATTGGTAGCCATGCGAGTCTTAGAAGCTCGTGCCTAGTGCGTGTGAGTTCGAGTCTCACCATCCGCACCAAACATATAGACAAACATAAATAAACAAACTAAAATGCCACTATACGAAACAACAGTACGAACGCCCAAAGGCGAAGAAAAAAAGCAAATTTACGCCAAAGATGTTCAAGAGGCCAAAAAACTTTTTGAGCAACTGTATGGCGGACCCAGGAACGTTCCTTATGTTCCACACATGATTCCAAGTTAATTCGGAGTGTAGCGCAGTCTGGTAGCGCACCTGCTTTGGGAGCAGGGGGTCCAAGGTTCGAATCCTTGTACTCCGACCATTTACGCCCAGTTTACACTTTGTCTGTTACAAAAGTGGGTAGGTGGTTACCAAATCCACCGGGCGCGCACGGAACTGCCCTAAGGCCTGCTGTATAGGTGAATTAGAAATACCGTGGGGCAGTGCTGATCTGTCCATATGGAAAGCAGACGGACAGGGTAACTACTCAGTCTGGGGCCATGTGGTGTGGTAGCCAGGCACCTTACAATCGCGGGGTAGAGGAGTCCAGTCGTCCTCGCCGGTCTCATAAGCCGGAGATCGCAGGTGCGAATCCTGCCCCCGCAACCATTGCCTCGTTAGCTCAGTGGTAGAGCATCGTCTTGATAAGGCGAGGGTCCGTGGATCGTTCCCACGACGAGGCACCAGAGAATGGTAACGTAGCATAGATGGTCTGTGCGCCTCCCTCATAAGGAGGAATGGGACTGGTTCGATTCCAGTCGTTACCACCAAGAGATTTTGGGAAGCGTGGCAGAGCCCGGCTGATTGCAACGGTCTTGAAAACCGTCGAACTAGAAATAGTTCCGTGAGTTCGAATCTCACCGCTTCCGCCAGATTTCAGTTGGGGGTTCGCCAAGTTGGTCTAAGGCCCCGGATTTTGATTCCGGTATTCCTAGGTTCGAATCCTAGACCCTCAGCCATTTTTTACTAAGTATAATAATGCCCATCGTAAATTACAAAAAACAAACTTATGAATACTTCAAGTATTTTCATGCTGGTATAGATCAGGGTGAATTATTAGATTATGGTTGCAATTACGGTACTTTTTTGAACAGCAACAATTGCAAGTTGGATTATTGCAGATATACTGGAATAGATGTTGACAGTGAAGCAATTGATCACGGCAGAAATTTATTTTCTCAAGCAAATTTTGTGCATTACAATGCTCATAATTTTGTTTATAATTCCGGTGGTCATCAAGACTATAGATACGATTTTGGAAAAAAATTCCATACTGTTATTAGTTACAGTGTATTGACACATACATCAAAGGATGATTTTTTCCAGACCATCGAATGGTTATATTCTTTGTTGCATGATGGTGGAAAATTACTGATAACTTATTTGAATGTAGAACACACACCTACCCTTGAGTTTTTTACTCGCAAACGTATAGCAGATTACGGTAGTTGTGACAAAATACATACTGAAAGTTTTTGTTATCTAGTTGATAACCGTATTGAAACCAGTTTAAGAAACAGTAATCACTTGTTGTTATTTTTCAATAACAAGTACCTGGCAAAACAACTGTCACAATACAATTTTCTATTGCTTGATGCTCCCAGGCACATTCCCACATGCTTTCAAAGTTGTATGGTCATAAGCAAATAATGCTTCCATAGTTAAGTGGCATAACGCATCCTTGGTAAGGATGTATTGCAAGTTCGATTCTTGCTGGAAGCACCATCTGCCCTTGGCTCAACTGAATAGAGCATCACCCTACGAAGGTGGAGGTTGGAGGTTTGAATCCTCCAGGGCAGGCCACTATTTCGGTCCTTAGTTCAATGAATAGAATTCCTGGCTTCGAACCAGGCGGTGGGGGTTTGATTCCCTCAGGGCCGGCCATTTGACAACATACTTATTTCATGTTATAATCACCCATTATGCCAAAACTCTATGTTCTTGTTGGTGTGCCTGGTAGCGGTAAGAGCACCTGGGCACGTGGCCAAAGCTGGGCCAGTGATTGTGAGTATGTGAGTACTGACGATCTGGTAGAAGCTCATGCTCGGAGTGTGGGTCGAACCTATAGTGAAGTGTTTGATCAGTATATGCCAGAGGCCATCAGGCTGATGGTGCGGCAGGTAGATGCGGCTAAACGGGCTGGGCGAGATATCATTTGGGATCAGACCAGCACCACTGTGGCCAGTCGTGCCCGCAAGTTTTACATGTTGCCTGACTATTATGCTATCGCCGTGGTGTTTTCCACGCCTGACTATGAGGAACTGCAACGCCGCTTGAGTAACCGTCCAGGAAAAACTATTCCAGATGGAGTTGTTGAACAAATGATTGCTCAGTATGAGGAACCCACTGAACTGGAGGGTTTCAAAGAAATCTGGAGGGCCTGGTGAGTAAAATTCGTATTAGTGACGCCAGATGGGTCAGGCGTAGAAGCAAAGCCCTAGAGCGTGGTGACCTGGGTACTTATGACCTTTATGGTACGTTCGCTCAACAAGAGGAAGAACAATTGGCAGACCCAGAGTGGGCCAAAAACAATCTAGAATATGACCTACGCACCACTGACTGGATCATAGCCAAGGCCGAGGCCAGCGAAGCCTATGCTCAGAACCTGTATGCGGCCATGTGCAACAATGACTTTCAAAAGATGCCAGAAGATACTGCTGAGGACATAGTGAAAGCATTGAGTGACGATCTACCAGTCTGGAGTTGCAGTTGGCGTCATGCCGGCGGTGTGATCGCAGACATGCTGGAGCGTGGTGATTACATGGACTGGTATTGCAGTGGCATGCTACACGACGGTCCCGAAGATGATGAAGAACTGGCTAAGTTGACACCCGAACAGTTGGCCCGGTTAGAAATAAGCCGGTATTTCGTGGGTGAAAGTGTAGTCACAGATGAAATTCGTGCTGACTTACTGAGTTTGGGTTGGCGTGTGATAGAACATAAATGAAAGGAGGGCACCATGCCCGCAGTTTGGTTAGTAAGTGACACCCATTTCGGTCACGAAAAAACCTGCACTGTATTCAAACGGGCGGATGGTAGTCCTCTTAGGCCGTTTGCCAGTGCAGAAGAAATGGACGAGTATATGGTCAAAGCCTGGAACGAACGTGTCCGACCCAACGATAAAGTGTATCACTTGGGCGATGTGGTCATCAGCCGAAAGTACTTGAGTGTTTTAGGTAGGCTCAATGGTGACAAAGTTTTGATCAAGGGTAACCATGATATCTTTAGGTTAGAGGATTACACTCAATACTTCAGGGATGTTCGCGGCTACCATGTCATGAACGGACTTATTCTGAGCCATGTTCCAGTGCACACAGACAGTCTTGCGAGATTTGGTGCTAACGTTCACGGTCACCTTCACGCCCATAGGGTCCGGCGGCCACGGGGTGTTGACGCCCGGACTGGCGATATACTGTACAGTGAAGAAATTGACCCCCGCTATCATTGCGTGTGTGTAGAACAGACAGACTTTGCTCCTATTCTGCTTGAAGATGTGTTCAAGCGTATCCAGGCAGAAGGCGGCACTGTGGGTTTTCGAAACGGCAATGGAGCAGTAATGTGATTAGATTGTTGGGACGATTGCCCCGTGCCCTCACTGTGGCTTGCAGTGGGGGTGTGGACAGCATGGCATTACTGGATTTCGTGAGACATAATCATGAAGTCCGTGCCGCATTCTTCCACCATGGAACACAGACCAGTGCCACCGCATATAAGTTCTTGGTAGAGTATTGTAACAGTCAGAGTATTGAACTGATGGTGGGCCATATGGATCAAGAGTGCCCAGCAGGCGTAAGTCCAGAGGAACACTGGCGTGACCAGCGTTATGCCTGGCTTGACACACTGGGCCCGGTGGCCACAGCACATAACCTAGATGATGTAGCAGAAACCTGGATCTGGAGTAGCCTGCATGGCACTAGTAGCCTCATGCCCCACAGTCGGAATCAGGTGTTCCGTCCCCTGTTGCTCACCCGGAAGTATGAACTAGAAAGCTGGGCCAGCCGCAAGCGTGTGCCCTTCGTGCATGATGCCAGCAATGACGACCAGCGTTATACTCGTAACTATATTCGTCATAGCCTGATGCCTCATGCCCTGCGTATCAATCCGGGCCTGCACACCATGTTGCGTAAGAAATTGGAGGAGCGCGGTGTTGACAAGTAAATACAACATGATATACTAAATATTAACATGATCAAGTGCAACTACTGCGGTTCAGAGAGAAAAAATTTAAACAGCAAATCTCAACATGAACTATATTGTAAATCTAACCCTGATAAAAGGAATAAGATTCCATCTTACGGCATGTTGGGTAAGCGCGGGAGCAATCAGTTTACAAAGGCGAAAAAATTAGGCCTCCCCAAGCCAGATGTAAAAGAAAGCACAAGACAAATCTTAGCAGAAAAAACATCTGAGTGGAATAAAAAAATCTGGCAAGATATTGAGTTTAAGAAACGGCACCAAGATGCTATGAAATCTGCTGTAGACCAGCACCCTGACTCTTACAATTCAGGAAACCGTGGAAGAGTAAAACAAATTGAGTATGATGGCATAAAATTTCATGGTTCATGGGAAGTAGAATTCTATAAATGGTGTAAGTTTCAAAACATTGATGTTTTGAGAAATAGACAAGGATTTAAGTATGTATGGGAAGGAGAAAGAACATATTTTCCTGATTTCTTTATACCCGCTTATAATTTTTATGTTGAGATAAAAGGATACGAGACAGAAAGAGATTATGCTAAATGGTCAGTTTTACCAAAACAATTGAAAGTTTTAACAAAAACTGACATAATGGATATCAAGCAAGACAAGTTTTCAGTAGAAAATTTTCTCGCTAAGGAATTTTGGGAGTGTCGTCTAATTGGTTAATGACCCGCGACTCATAATCGCGCAAATGTCGGTTCGAATCCGACCGCTCCCACCATATGCGAGTGTGACGTAAGTGGTAGCCGTAGGAGACTTAAAATCTCCCGCCGTTAGGCGTGCCGGTTCGAGTCCGGCCACTCGCACCAAAATTTAGGGATGTTGGCAGAGCGGCCGAATGCGGCGGTCTACTAAACCGTTATAGGGAAACTTATCGGGGGTTCGAATCCCTCACATCCCGCCAATTATAAATAATCGTATGCAATTTTCTAGTAACTGGATAATTATAAGTCCGGGTCGAACCGGCAGTAGATACATCGCGGATGTTTACTCAATTTTTTATCGGGAAACTTTTGGTGTAGATACAAAATACTTGGGCCCAGGCTCTGAGTTTGATCCCCATGCTCATTGGCAATTTTTTCATACTCACGACCCCACCAAGTATGTTCAATTTAAAAAAAATGCCAGATGCATACTAAGCATCAGGGACATGGTTGATGCAGCATTAAGCTACTGCATTGTCGAACACACCAATTTGTATCATATTTTTAAAAATACAGACCCCAATGAAATACCCAGTGTGCAAAAAATACACATCAGCAAAGAGGATTTTATTGGGCATTATGCCTATCAGGTGAGTTTTTATCGACAAGTACGAGACATAATTGATGATAAAACTGTGGTTATCAGATATAATTCAATTCTAGAGGACTGGCGTGCAGTATTATGGGACGCAGAAATTCCCATAAACATGATTACTCCTGCCGTTACCGAAAAAGTTCAGGAATTAGCGCCGGTCAAAAATTCGTGGAAGAGCGAAGATTGGATTTTAAACTGGGATGAAATCGAGCCACTTACAAAAATGTTACCTCGTAAACCAGAACCTTTCTTTGGTAAATAAATCTAAATACATTAAAGGAGATAAGCCATGAGTGATGGTGGAAAAGGAAGTAAACCCAGACCATTTAGCATCAGTCACGATGAATGGTCTACACGTTGGGATGCCATTTTTGGCAGAGACACAGAACGCAACGACGAAGGTGAAGTTCGCGTAAACAAGCAGGGTCAACTTGAACAAATGGTTGAGGGTCAGTGGGTGCCTAGCCAGGAGCAGCCTAAGTAGGGGCTGATTTAGAGTGCGCTGGGCACTACTTTTGTTGGTGTTTGCTTGTTCATTATCATTCGCCAATACCAAAAAACCACGAGAACCGGTAACATACGCACTGGTAAATCTTGACACCAATGAACAAATTGT